GACCTCGCGCTTCTCCTGCTCATTCAGGACCTCGCGCTTCTCCTGCTCATTCAGGACCTCGCGCTTCTCCTGCTCATTCAGGACCTCGCGCTTCTCCTGCTCATTCAGGACCTGATGAAACTATAACTTTAAGTAGAATGTCTAGAAGACTAGGAGTGCCTTTAGGACTTACAGAACCTACAGGACCTACAGGACCTACAGGACCTACAGGACCTACAGGACCTACAGGATATACAGGATATACAGGACCTACTGGATATACAGGATATACAGGACATACAGGATATACAGAACCTACAGGATATACAGGACCTACAGGATATACAGGATATACAGGACCTACAGGATATACAGGATATACAGGATATACAGAACCATATATATATTATAATGGATATTGGTATGTAGATCCTTCCTATGTAGATCCTTCCTATGTAGATCCTTCCTATGTAGATCCTTCCTATGTAGATCCTTCCTATGCAGGTCCTACTAACGCATATTCTTACTACGCAGATCCTTCATATAATATGTATGAAGCAGGAATAGATTTAAGTGAAGGAAGAAGTTCTCCTTCTAGAATAAGTTCAGCTCCTGTTGCTAGAAGAAATTTGCCTTCTGCAGTTAGAAGAAATTCACCTCCTTCTGCTAGAAGAAGTTATTCTCCTCCTGCTGCTAGAAGAAGTTATTCTCCTCCTGCTGCTAGAAGAAATTCACCTCCTGCAGTTAGAAGAAATTCTCCTCCTGCTGCTAGAAGAAGTTAATCTCATCCTGCTGCTAAAATAAGAACTTTACCTAGAAGATGATGACCTTCGTGATAATATTATCTAATATTAATTTTTTACCTTTAAATTATTTTAGTTACTAGGATAATAAATATTATGAAGAACATAATATACAACTATCTCCATTACTTTCTAAACATCTTAATTTTTTTTTTGCAAATTCTGGGTCTATAGTAAATTGTTGTGTTTTTGCTTTAGGTTTCGTTCGTAAATAATAAGAACCCGTTTTAAGTCCCTTAGAATGACCATAAAAGTGCATGGATGATAGTTTTTGAAAATCAGGTTCTTCAATAAATATATTTAAACTTTGTGTTTGACAAATATATTTACCTCTATCAGCAGACATGTCAATAATAACTCTTTGTTTAATTTCCCATGATGTTTTATATAAGTCCTTCATACTTTGATTAATATTTGGTATATTTTGAATACTTCCTTCGTGTAATATAATAGTATCTCGCATTTCTTTATTCCATAATCCCATATCAATTAAATCTTTGATTAAATATTTATTAATAACAATAAATTCACCACTTAATGTTTTTCTTTGAAAAATATTATTTGTAATAGGTTCAAAACTTTCATTAAAACCCATTATTTGAGAAGTAGATGCAGTAGGCATAGGAGATAGTAATAAACTATTTCTTATTCCAAAATTTTGGATATCAATTCTTAATTTATCCCAATCATATCTGTTACTAGGTTTTTCATCCCATAAATCAAATTGAAATAGGCCTTGAGATATTGGACTGCCTTCAAAAGTACTATATGCACCACTATATTTACTATTAATATTTTTAATTTCATATTCATTTACATAATTATTAATATCTTCGTCACATTCTTTTGCTAATATTTTATTAATAATAAAATATCTTTTTTTTGATAATTCCATAGATGCTTCTACTGCGGCATGATATATAGTTTCAAAAATATCTTTGTTAATATCTGCAGCATCTTTAGATTCAAATGGTTTTTTGAGTATCATAAATACATCTGCTAGACCTTGAACTCCTATTCCAATAGGTCTATTTTTTAAATTAGATATACGTCCTTTTTCAATTGGATAAAAATTTTTATCAATTACTTTATTAAGATTTTTTGTAATTACTTTTACAACTTTATGTAGTTTTTCATAATTAAAAATACCATTTTCAATATATGTAGGAAGACAAATAGAAGCTAGATTACATACACCTGTTTCTTCCGGCGATGAATATATTAATACCTCTGCGCATAAATTACTAGATTTAATAGTTCCTAAATTTTTTTGATTACTTTTTTTATTAGCAGCATCTTTATATAAAATATAAGGAACTCCTTGTTCAATTTGAGCTTCTAAAATTTTAAACCATAAGTCTTGTGCATTAATTTGTTTATTATATTTCTTTTCATTTTCATAACTTTCATAAAGTTTATTAAATTCATCACCATACACATCACTTAATCCAGGGCATTTATCGGGACACATTAAAGACCATAATTTGTTATTTTTAACTCTTTCCATAAATAAATCAGAGACCCATAATGCCATAAATAAGTCTCTACATCTTTCTTCTTCACTTCCGTGATTTTTTTTTAATTCTAAAAATGCTTCTATATCACAATGCCATGTTTCGAGATAAACTGCAATACTACCTAATCTTTTACCTGCCTGATCAATATATCTTGCTGTATTATTAAAAACACGAAGCATTGGAACTATACCATTTGAAATGCCATTAGTGCCTCTTATATAACTTCCTCGTCCTCTAACTTGATGAATATGTATACCTATACCACCTGCATATTTTGAAATTAATGCCATTTCTTTTAAAGAATCATAAATTCCAGATACACTATCATCATTTACAGAACATAAAAAACAACTACTTAATTGCGGTAATCTAGTTCCTGCATTAAATAGTGTAGGTGTAGCATGAGTAAAATATTTTTTACTTAGTAAATCATATGTTTCTAATATTTCCTTGATATCATATCCATGTATTCCTATTGCTACACGCATCCACATATGTTGTGGTCTCTCTATAACTTTTTTATTTACTTTAATTAAATATGCTCTCTCTAATGTTTTAAATCCAAAATAATCAAATAGATAATCGCGTTGATAATCAATATAGGTATTTAATTTTTCTTTATTTTTAGAAACTATATCATATAATTCATCAGAAATAAGAGGTGAACTGATATTATGAATATCTTTATTATTATATAATATTTGAATAGTTTCTGAGAAGGAAGGGGATGTATTTTTATGATGATTTGAAATAATAATACGCGATGCTAACATATTATATTCTGGATTATCTAGAGACATACTACTACATAAATACGCTGCCAATTCATCTAATTCACATGTTTTAACTCCATCATAAATACGCGAACAAACTTTTTGAGCAAGTTCTGAAACATTTATATTTAAATCATCTGATAAATTTTTAAGACGTAAAAGGACCTTATCAAAACTAACATCCTCGAGGTCACCATTTCTTTTAATAACTTTCATAATTATATTATTAACTTAATTAATCTATATATATATTTTGAGTACATAATTTTATTTTTTAGAATTTTTATAAACTTTTTTAAAATTTTAAATTTTTATAAATTATGTACTCAAAAAATAATAGTAAAATACTAATAATAAAGATTATGAATATATAATCTTAAATAAAAAGTATCTATATTTACCCAGTTATTGATTAAAATCACTATATTATATTTTAGTAATTTTAAGAAAAAAATAATAATTTTATTTTTGTTCGTCATAATCTAATGTAATACCATTAGATGTTTGTTTATATCCTTTTATTTTAATAATTCCATTATGTTCTTGATAATGACAATTTTTACAAATAGATACAAGATTATGTTTAGAATTTTTATGATAAGAACCTATAAATCCATTTTCATCTGCTTTTTCTTGATAATTAATATGATGCGTTTCAGATGCCTTAGATTTTTTACATATTTCACATATATTTACTAATTTTTTTGTATTATAACGAGATGTTTTATTTTTTATTAAATCATTATCTAAATTTGTTACCTCTTTTCTATAATTTTCTGCTTTTTTAAGAAAATCTAAAGGCATATCTAGAGATTTGCAAACTTCTAATCCATATATATTTGAACCTTGTCCATCTTGTATTTTTCTATCATAAATTATTTCATTATTTTTTCCTATATCTATTCTAATATGTTTTACTACCAATTTATTATTTTTAATATGTTCTTTAATACAACTCATATTTGTTAATTCGTGTAAATGTGTAGCAAATATAAATGACGCGCCTTTATTTATTAAAGTATCTATTCCAGCAGATACTATTGCTATTCCTGATATTGATTCTGTTCCACAACATATTTCATCTCCAATTACTAAACTATATTTATTACATCTTTGCAATATATTGCGCAATTCTGTCATTTCAACGGTAAAGCTTGACATACCTTTATATATATTATCCATACCAGAAATTCTAGTAAATATTCTTTTATACGGATAATATATCATTTCTTCTGCTGCAACAAACATTCCAGACTGAGCCATTATAATATTTAGACCAACTGCTTTCATAAAAGATGACTTACCAGAAGCATTTATTCCATATAGCAATACTCCGTCCTTTGATATAATTATATCATTACCGACATATTCTAGGTCATCTTGTATTCTTTCTATAAGAGGATGTCTCATATTTTTCATATTTACATATGAAAAATCAATATCTTTATTTTTTACATCAATATTAGGTCTTGTATAACAATAATCAAATGCATTTTTTGCATTATTAGCAGAAATATCAACGCGTGTAATATATTTTATTAAAATATCTATATTTTCGCTATTAATCTCAATAAATGTTGAAATGAATTTATTATAATATTTTAATACTAATTCGGATATTTTATCATCCATTTCGCTCATATTTTTAGAATAATTTTCAATTAATTTATTTGTAATTTTATAATTAGAAGAAGATGTAGAAATTTGTTTAGTTCTAAATAAGGACATATATGAATTATTAGTTTTTAAAGCATGTTCATATCTTTTCTTTGTCATTATAATATAATATTCGCGGTCTTTATCTGTATATTCTATTTTACATAAGGTACTATCATTAATACCTATTCTATTAATTTCATCACAATATTTTGATATTTCTTTAAAAAGATTTTCCTTGTCTTTTGATATATTATCAATATCTTCATATATTCCTTCTTTAAATATATTTCCCATATTATTTTTATCAATTAAATTGTATTTTGATGCCCTATCCATATCTAAAATATCTTTGTAGCAATTTAGTATATTTTTAATTATACACCGAATATCATTTGAATCATCAAATAAACCTATTTCATTATAAATTTCTTGACAGGCTTCTATAGATTCATTAAAATTAACCCAATCTAAAGGAGCAATTTTATTTAAAAGTAATTTTCTTTTAAATCTTTCTAAATCTGATATTTTTGCTAAAGACTTTCGTATTATAATAAATATATTATTATTTAATAATTTATCAATATCATCATATGATTTATTAATTTTTTCAATATTAATCATTGGCGCTAATAATTTTTCTTTAAAATATCTAGAACCAAATGCTGTAACACATCTATTTAATATATCAATAAGTGGTTTATCATTTTGATATAACCCAATTATATTTAATTGAACTGCGGAATTGAATTCTATAGTCATATTATTATTATTTTCAAATATTTCAGGAATTTGTAAATCTTTAATTATATCAGCATTATGTTCATATGCAAATTGTAAAAGACAACAAAACCCTTCTCTTGCAATAGTTAATCTTTCCATATTCAATAATTCTATTATAGATATTAGTCCAGATTTTAGAAAAAATGCTTTTTCTAACATATAACGTTGATTTATAATATTTTTGTAAAATGATATATATTTACAATCATTCCATTTATAATGAACTAATATATTATTAATATTTAAATTTTTTAATATTTTTTTTTTTGATTTTTCATCAATATTGTCTCCTAATATTATTAGTTCTATAGGATTATATGCACTTATCATTCTAAATACCTCGTCATTCGCTAGTTCTGGGTCTTCTTTCGTTGAACCAATTTCATATATAAATGTTTTTCCGGTAGATAAATCTATACCTGATATACCCGCAATAACATAATTATTTATTAGTTCATAAATAATAACCATCATATAATTACTTTTTTTATCAGTAATATTAATATTAGAACCAGGTGATAATATTTCTGCTACATTTCTTACAACATTTTTGTTATCTTCTCCTTGTTGAATAATAACAATAGTATAATTATTATTTAATAGTAATTGTGTAAACTTACTAACAGAATGCATTGGAAATCCAGCCATTACAGGATTATTGCGAGAAATTTCTTTAATAGATTTATTTTTCTTTGTTGTTTGTATACCGCATATATCTGCTATTTTATATATATCATTATCATTATTATTATATTCTGCAATACTATACATTTCATAAAACGAACCTACTTGTAGAAAAACTATACACTTGTCACCATATTGCTCTTTGTATTTTTGCATATATTCTATATATTCATCTATAATCATCTTATCATAATAATATATATATTATATTCTTAAATAAAAATAATATAAGAAAATATTAATAATATATTATATTAATGGATAAAGAAAAAGAATTTAATGATGTAATTAAGAAACTTAATACTATAGATTTAGAGGCAATTGGATTACCCGATAATATAAAATTAGAGTTTTATAAATACTATAAGCAATCTACCATTGGCGATTGTAACATACATCGACCTACATTTTTATATTTTAAAGATTGTGCAAAATGGGATGCGTGGAATAGTATAAAAAATATGTCAAAATCAGATGCTATGATTAACTATATTAATTGTTATAATAATTATATAGCAATAAAATGATAATTTAGAAAAATATTATATATTAAGTTCATATATTAATTTCTTTTATTCTATTAAATGCATACTGATATAATTTTAATAAATATGCATAATTAATTATTTTGTTTCTTTCTCTAACAATAGTCTGAGAATCGCTTACATATCTTAAAGTTGCGATTAGTTTGCCTCCGTTTAATAAATCTGCGTATTTATCATTTCCTGTTGTTATACTTGATCCAACTATTCCTTCTATATCAGTATAATTAAATATGTATATAATGTGATAATATAGAATAATAATATATGTTATAACTGCAATTAATATTAGATTTTCTATTTTTGGAATATTCAATATTAAACTTAATAAAATTAGTATTAAGAAATATATACTTTCTAATATAAATATTATAGTAGCAGGTATAAATCTTATAATATCATCAATAGAAATAGTAGATATTAATATTATTATAAATATTACTAATATTAAAATAATTATAGGTGTTAAATAAATATTTGTTATATATCTTATAATTTCATTAAACTTTTCATTTGGATAATTAGTATAAACTGGTAATAATAATATCTTAACAATAAATGTAAATACTTTATTAAGTGCAAACCATTTAAATATATAATTAAACCATATTAAAAATGAATAAATAATATTTAAAATTTTTGATATTGGTCTATTATTGAATAATATTGCATCAACTATATATAAAATTAATAAAAATACAAATATTGTAATTATTATTATAAATACAACAGGATAAACAGTAAAAAAACTCTTATATAATCTAAGTATATGTGAATAATCTTCAAATATAAAAATGGCCTTATTATCTAACTTTATTTGAGAAATCGTATAATCTTTTTTTTCAGGATTTGGTTTTAAAGATGTTAATTGTTTAACATCTGTCGGTTTAGTTGTAGTATCAGGCAGAATATTACAATCTTTGTCATATTCAGGTGGTTTATAATCTTGTAAGACTTCGGCGATTTTTCCTTCTTTTATTTGATTATATATACCATATAATGATAAACGTTCTGCAAATATACTATATTTACTAAAACATACAAAATAACAATAATTAAATAAATATTTTATAACTGCTAAAATATCTTTTGTAATTGATTTTTTGTCATCTAACTTAAAGTTACATATATCTGTTATTATTTTTGTTTGTTTAGTGCATAAATTATAAGCATATAATAAATTTAATTTTTTTTTCTCTTTATTAAAATTATTTAAATATTTCATATATAATTCATCTCTTTTATCAAATAAGGTATAAAACTTATTTATATCTTTTTTAATATTACTTTCAATTTTAACTTTGTCTTGTTCATTTTCAGTATATATGTAATTTGCATATTCTAATATTTTTTTATAAGCATTTTTAACATCAGCATTTATTAAATGAAGAGGACTTTTAGGACTTATTCCTTTATTTATATCATCTAAAATTAAATTTTTAATTTTTTGTGTTATTTTTAATGCATTATCTTTTAAAATTGGATTATCATCTTTTAATAAAGTGTCAATAGTATCATAATAATTTCCTTTTAAACCAAAAGCATTTTCTGTTTTAAATTCTTTATATACTCTATTACTTATAGTATTATCATTATTAATACTTCCTATAATACATATAATCGCAAATGGATCATATGGAATATAATTTCTATATTTACCATCCTTAAATGTTTTTTTATCTTCGCATCTATATTCATTATTAATTATGAAATTATCATTACATTCTTTAAAACAGCCTTTATCTATAGTATATGTTATATTATTTTCAGAAATTTCATTATAACGTCCATCGCGATTTCCTAAATAATAATATGGAATAGTAAACCATTTATTCCATTGTTCAATATTATTATTACATTGCGAACTTTTATTTTGAATTGCATAGTATTTTATATTTTTACTAAAATCTAATTTATTATTATTTATTACATATAGATTTTTATCATTTTCAGTAAATATTTTGTCTCTATATAATTCATATTTTCCCTCTTTATTCCTTTTTACATCAATATTTTGAATAGTACATACATCTTTATTCATTTTTAAGATTTCTTATGTTATTATTATATTATATTATATTATCATAATCTTTTTCTAGATATGTAGAACATGATTCCGATTTTCCAGATGTTTTAATTATATTAATATCAACACCATTTATAGTACAATTATGATTGAAAAAAGCAATATTACTAGAATGTTCAATAGCACATTTAATAGCTAATGAATAATCTGGTTCTATTTTTAATTTAATATAATTAATTTCTTTTTTAAGATTTTCAGAAATTATTTCTGGCGCCATCTCAGAAATTTCATTTGGTCTAATTAAATGTACAACATACTTTGTCTTATCAACTATAGTATCTAACTTTTCTTTTAATATATTTTCGTAATTGTAATTACTTGTTGTTATTGTAGCAGAATTTGTAGAAATTAAAGAATTTATATAATCTGCTTCAAATGTATATATATTATCATATAAATGTTCTGTATTATTTTTTGTTCTTTCGTAATCGTCAGGTTCTCTTGCAAAATTTCTTGCATCATCAATAATTTCATTACCAAAATTCATAAAAAACTTAATCCTTTTTAATAAATCATAATAAATTGAGGTAAAATTATTTACAAATGAATAAAATTCTAAAGGTAATCTATTTAATGCTGTTAAAAAATCTGTATTATTATTGAACATATTTGTATAATCATAATTACTATTACTACTACTACTTCCTCCACCTATATCTGTAAAATTAGGATTATATAATTCTTCGTTAGGTGCATAACTATCGTAAGATATTATAACTATGCCTAAAATTAAAAACACTAAAATCATTAAACCTGCAAAAGGTCTGGACCACTTTAACAATGCTTGTTGTAATAAAGATATAAATGATTTAAAAGCAAATTTAAAGAATAGTAAAATACTTGTTACTATAAATTTTACAACTGCAAATATATATTGCATTAAAAATTTTAGACCAAATATAATTAAATAAATTACTCTTATACCTATATTATTACTTCCAGTAAATATAGTTCGTAATTCATTAGAATTTATTTCACTAAATTTTAATGATTTATGAAAAGATTGATATTCTTGAAACATATTATAATCTTTATCTTCAAGGTCTTCCTTATCTTTTTGTTCTTTAAGAGATTTAATTAAATCATTATATTTTTCTAACCTATTCTTTAATTTACTTTTTATATCTTCATATATTTCTGTTATATTTACTGTTATATTTTCTTCTTTATTATTAATAATATTTTCTTTTAAATTTTCTTTTAAAACATCTAAAAACAAAAAATACTTAAAATTCCATTTATCACTATCAAAATCTTGAAAAAATTCATAATCTCCAAAAAATTTAGTAAATATTCCTAAAAAATTAATTATTGAAAATATAATATAATAACATAATAAACATACAAATGCTAAAATATATACTATAGATGAAAATATTGAACCCAAAATAATACCAAATCCCATTAAAAATTGCAGAAACCAGTTTTTTTCTTTAAAATTTTCATATTTCATTATGTCATCAAAATTATTTTTAGCAGATGATGCATACTTGTTAGAAAATTTAATAATATCTGTTATTGATAGAGGTTTATTTTCATTTATAAGATTTATTACACGTTTAGCTAATTCTAATATATTTTCTTCGGTATTTTTGTCTTTTTTTTCATCATCTGTTTGAATAATTTCATTATTAGTTGTTGGATTAAGAGTTGTCATAATCTTTAATAATTATTTATATTATAATTTTATAATTATTGATTGTATAAAAATGCAAAATATATATATATATATAAATTAAATGTACTTTTATTTATTTATAATAATATTATTATTATATGTATCATTTTATTATTTATTTAATGATGAAATATCTATATATCAAGTTGATATAAACAATTTTGACTTTGATTTATTATACAAAAAACAACCTATTGTTATATCAGAAAAAATAAAAGATATCAATGTTATTATTAATAACTGGTTTAATTACAATATTATATATAATATTAGTAATAATTATATATGGGAAAAAAATAAATTTAAATATTTATTTATATCATCTATAGATAATCATCCTGTAGAAATATCTTTATGTAATCCGAATACACTCATTATTAATGGAATACCTAGAACAGATAGTAATATAACTACTATTAAATTAGATAATAAAGGGTTAATTATTCCTTTTAATTGGTATTATTATATATCTGGAAATGTTATATTATACGGAATACATGATTATGTTACAATATGTATTTCTGTACTAACAAAATAAAAATATTATAGCAGGTTAACAAAAATGTCATCGGTGGGGTTCGAACCCACGAGTACTTATGTACATCAGATCTTAAGTCTGACCCCTTAGACCGCTCGGGCACGATGACATAGACGCCATATAGGCTATAATATATGAAAAAATAATAGAAGATTTGTTTTATATATATATGTATCTTAATCCTTATATATATTTCGCTATAATTATAAAAAATATAATATAGTAAAATTTATATGACATATCTTATAAATATTCGACATAGTATATATACTTATCTTGGAAATTTAACTAATAATAACGAAACTTATAAAACCATAGATATTTTTATATAAAATTGCATAATATTTTATGTACATATATTAGGTATTTATGGCAGATAGAAGTTTAATACTACAGAGAAGATATAGCAAAAGGTTATTTACTACTACTAATAAAACAAGTAATTCAACTATACCAGTATCTATGATAAAATCTACTAATAATATTGGAACTTTAAGACAAATGTTAGAATCTACAATAAAATTTGCGAATAATAAATTGCGTAATTTAAATAAAAAGGCTAAAGAACAAAAAGCTAAGGAAGAAGATGCCGCATTAAAAATACAAAAAGCTGTAAGGCATATGATAGATAAAAAAATTGGCAAAAGTATATTAGATAAACTTAGAGAAGAACGTAAAATACTAAAACAAGAAAGGTTAGAAAAAATTGATATAGTACAAAATGCTTTAAATGAATTATTGATTATACAAAAAAATATTACAGAGGGAATAATAAAAGAATCAGATGGAATTATTAATAGAATTAAAGATATCTTTGGTATAGTTGATAGTAGTAGTCGTGAAATAAATACAAGTAGAGGAAGAAGTAGTAGAGAAAATAGTAGCAGAGTAATTAGAACTATAGGAAGAATTAGTGGAGAAAATAGTAGCAGAGTAATTAGAAGTAGAGAAAATAGTAGCAAAACATATTCTGTAATAGATAAAAGTGAATTAATGATGAATAATTTAAAAACTATATTAAAATTTTTATCTACTAATATTTGGAGTGATTATATTATATACGATGATGAAAATAATACAGGTAGTGTAAAACTTATAATAAAACTTCCAGGTGCTTCTTATGATATTTCTTATAATAATATAACCGAACTTGCAAATAATTTTAAAAAATACTATAATACTATATTAATAGCATGTTATTTCCCTTGTTCTAAAGATATAAAGGAACTAATCTCTAAACTAAATAAAAGTAATGATGAAAAAAAATCATATGATACTATTATAGAGCTTCTAAAACAATATATAAAAGAAAATATAAAAAAACCAGAACAGACCGTAAATTTAAATAATTTACAAAAAGAAATTGAAGGCCTTGAAAAAATTAGAGGAGGTAAATTGCGTAAAGTTAGAAAAACAAATGTTAGTAAAAAAATAACTACAAGAGTTATTAGAAATAGAAAATTATAAAAAATTGACCTTATTTTTATTAAATATATAATATGTTGCAAGACGATATATATTATTTAATTCATGTTACAAATGATAGCAAATGTTTTGAATGGGATGAATTAAAAGTATCTGAATTTAATACAGATGACCAATTTCCAGGTGTATATATGTCATTAATTACAAAATATAATATAGATTATGAAAAATTATTTCCAGGTAAATATATATTGATATTTTCAAAAAATCTATTGTATCAACAGAATTATCATATTAATTTTGTAGACTATAATGGTATTATTACAGAAAAAAACACATATTATCCATGGATGCTTGAAAATTTTGTAAATAATAATAAATCAGAATGTATAAATAAAAAATGTACTATGAATGAAGTAGTATTTCATGATAATATTAGTATGAAATATTGTTGTCGTATAATTATTAAAAATACTGATGATAAAAATAATTTTCTTCCTAAAATACCATATATAAATGATGTAAAACCAGATATGACAAAAATACCTTTCTTTTGTTTCCCATTTGAATATATATATACGGGATGTAATCCTTTATCTAAAAGTTCTCATAAGTGGTATAATATGTTTTATAATATTGCTAATATTGATACACAAAATGAAAGTGATATTGATATTATAGTAAACAAAATTAAAAATAAAGCTTATTATTTATATAAAAATAGAAACGAGCAAAATATTAAAAAATTATACGAATATACCATGTTATAAAAATTGATATAACATATTTTATATCTTATAAAATATAATGGACGACATTATTGACAACTTAGAAAATATACGTATATCAGAAAATAATGAACTAATAAATTATATATATACATTATCTATTGAAAATAATTTAAAAAAATATTTATGCGAATTAATTGAAAATGATTGTCATACAGATTATTTAACTATATATAATATTTGCTGCGAAAATGATATAGAATTGCCACCATTTTAATAATTATTTCTTTGCCTTCTTTTTATTTGCAGTTTTAGAATCTACTATTCCTAATCTATCGTTTTCATACTCTTTCAGAATACTATCTCTGTGAATATTCCACTCTTTTTCTAATTCGAGAAGATCATTGAGCCATAAATCTTCAATATTTGTATTTTTTAGATTTCTTAGTTGTTTATCTAAGTCATTATATTCTTTTTCAAGAATAACTTTTCTATCATAGGTTAATTGTGATATTGGCAATTTTAATAGATAATTATAACTTTTATTATTAATTTCAATATTTTCTTCAATATTTTCAATGCTCTCAATTTCTTCATTAAATGGTGTATATTTTAATTCAATTAATCGCAATGTAATATCATTTAATTTTTTATTCATAATTTCAATATTACCATTAATAACATCTAGAATAAATCTCATTTTGTTACTTAAAATTTTAGCTTCTTTTTCTAAATTTTTTAATTGATAATTTTTTCTTTCAAAATATTTTAATATTCTAGTTTCCGCCCATTCCTTAATTATTTCTACTGCACTTTCATATTTTTGTATAGCACCATCTTTATTAAAGAGATGGATATTATTAATGCTAAGATTTTTACTTGATTGTAATTTGAATAGTATATCAAAATTACTCTCAATATTTTGACGAACATTAGAATTGAAATGTAATACAAATTTTACATTTTTTGATGTATAGTGATTTTCAATATATTTTAAATTATTTAAATTATTTGTAATCATATTTTCCAAAAAATCTTTATAATCTTCTGTCCATATTCCAATAGGCAATTCTGTAATTTCAACAGTTGCATCATCAATCCATTTATATATACCATGACTTATATACGAATTTTTTTCTGCTTTTACTATTTTACCTTTAAAACCTAAATAATATGGTGTTATTTCATTAATATCTATAAGATTAATAGTATCATTAATAACTTCTATATCATCTAATGAATTTACAGATATATCAGTTAATTTAATTGCATTGCAAATTACCTTACAAATATTAATAATATCACTAGGGTCATACTGAGGAATATTTGTTGAATATCCTGTACCAATACCTATACCTCCATTTACCAAAATCATAGGAATAATAGGAACGTAATATTCTGGTTCTATTTGTTGTCCATCATCATCTTGATAATTTAATATCGCATTATCTTCTTCTTTAAATATAAGTCTTGTTAATTTTGATAGCAATGTAAATATATATCTTGCAGAAGATGCATCTTGTCCACCCTGACATCTACTCCCAAATTGACCATTTGGCGATAACAAGTTAATATTATTTGTACCAACATATATCTGTGCCATACCAACTATTGCTTGTTGTAGCGAGTTTTCTCCATGATGATATGCAGAAACTTCACTAACATATCCTGATAATTGTGCTACCTTTATTTCATTAGTATATAATTTTTTCTTAAAACAGGCATAAATAATTTTACGAGTACTTTCTTTTAATCCATCACAAATATGATTAATTGATCTTTGCAAATCTCGGTTAGAGAAATGAATTAAATCTTTATTTACAAATGATTTATAATCTACATTTAATTTAGAATAGTCTAATACATTGTCTTTATTATAATTTTGAAGCCATAATTTCCTATCATCCGCACGTTTCTTATTAAATGCCAGGTCTATTACTTCATCGGCATTCTCATCGTACATATATGTAACCTTCTTCATATTTTTAAAGTACTCCTTTGCCTCTTGGTCGCTAGAAGTACCAAGTCCCTTATAATATTTGATTTTCCATGAACCATTTTTTGCCACATCTGTTTCGCTCCATCTTTCATAATCTGACATATTATAAAATTCTATGATATCCTTTTTACTATTCGTCGCTTTAATAATAGGCGTTAGCATAGATGTAAGAAATCCCGAAA